GCTATCAATTTCTATAGATACATCATTAACTTCCGTAATTTCGTCTACATTGAAAATTTGTTCTTCTACCAATTCTTTAATCTGGTCTATATCTGGATTTTTCACAAAAAGATATTCAAAATACGGAACACCAGCTTCATCATCCCATCTCCATTCTTGAAAAAACCACTTTAGCCGAATTTTTATCTTTTGGCGAACAGAATTGGCAAGGACAATGTCTGTTCCCTTGAATGCCAAGTCACCATTACTGTCAAGCAATATATCCACTTCCTAGCCTCCTTCTTTATTTTGCCTTTGATGTGTCTCCGTGCACACCTGCATGTGTATGATTTTTCAGAGATATATTTCCAGCTTTTACATCGCCACTCACAATTAAATTTCCTGCGATTTCCACATTGTCTTTATTCACCGACACCTTTGTCGAACCATTCTGCAATATCAAACTCTTTTTACTGCAAGCCTCCCTCAAAGCAGCGTTGCCCTTATTGGACAATCCGGGGATTGCTATGGCACTTGTCAAGTCAAACCGAATATCGTTTTCTGATTCGCCGCCACCTATCCATGCATCCAATTCCTGTTCTGAAATGATTAGCAAGCAATCCATACCAACTGTTATTGGAAAGGCAATATAAATGTCATTCACCTGACTTTGAGGAATAATGACCGGTACTTCCGTTACTGTTGGGTATGCCATTTTTCTTCCAGAATCAGTAGTGTATGTTCCATAAGGTTTTACAGTTGCAAATCCTGTTCCTGCATTAAATGCCGTTATTTTTCCAGGAATCGCAGTATGCATTTCTTCCATTACCGACCTTGCAGCCTTTTCGACCTGTTCTACAAATTCTTGTAACATTATTTCACCTCCAAAAGCTGTGCTGTGCATATCCAATCACCTTCCAGATTGTCTCCGTCAATCGTCAGCTTGTAAACTCTAAAATATCCACGCACTTTGTCGCTTTCCAATCTTATATAATCATTCACTCCAATCGCTCCATTCAAAAAATATTTCACTTCATAGCCTATCTGACTATTGCTTTTTCCGTTGCTCGAATCGTCGCTTTCGGAGGATATAGTTATTCGCTTAGGCACCTCTAAAAGTCCCGTATCGGTACTTAAAAGATACGCCCTAGTTGTTATAGCCTCATTTGGTTTCCTTATCTGTAAAACCGAATTCTGAATAGACCATTTAAGACCACATGTCTTACATAGCTTTTTCAAAGCTGTTTTAGCTGCTCCTACATAGCTAAATCCATGCGGTAAGGTTTTGAATTTGCAACCTTTTGAATACACAACCGACACACCCATTTCTCCTGCAATTTGGTCAAATACCTCCTTGCTGTTAACTTTTCCAGAGCGAGAAATGGATATATATGTATCTCTCAAAGCAACCCTTCCGTCGACAACTTCTATTTCCGTCATTCTGTCTGCCCCATCCATTTCAGTTGACGATGTAACTACATTTCCTGCTAGAATCAATGCAATGTGATTGGCATATCCCGCCTGTAATTCAATTGTGCAATCTTTCGTGTCGAGGATGCTGAGATTGGCAGGGGATAAATTCCATATTTGTACCTTGGCTGTATTGGCAGTTTCTGATGTCGATTTTTCAATGCTAAAACTTATATGCAATGCATGCGGATTCTCGGTTGAAGTTTGACCGATTTGAAATCCGTTATGCCCCATTTTTCCAGCCTTCATAAGATATCTTCTGATAAAATTTTCCTGTGCCATTTTAATCCTCCCATTCATCCCAAGGTATAAAAACAAATTCTGCGGTTCCATTATTGAAAGATTCCCTTGTAAGTCTTGTTTCTTCACTAATTGCACCAAATATTCCATCTGGCAATGATGTGAAATTCATAAAATGTGTCAGTGGGAAATTAGGCACAATCTTGGTCGGAGAAATAATAGGATTTTCGTCTGTGTCTGATAATCCAAAGCTCCAAAAATCTCCTGTTCCATTGTATGTAAAGCGGATAAGATACTCTTTTTCTGCAATCGTCACCGACGATACACTATCGTTCATATCCGGAACTGTAATATATAGCATTTACCCACCTCCTACAAAAATCCTGTTTTTTTCCCGATGTTATATAATATAGAGCCCTTCTTTCCACCACTCGACTTGCCAGAGCCTCCGGATTTATTAGAGCCTCCAGATTTGCTTGTCGAAGAACTCGAAGATTTTGAACTACTGGATGACGTTGTCGCTTTTCCTGCACTCTTCTTCGATTCTCCACTCTGCAAAATATATTTAGGTATGTAAACCGTTTTTCTTTTGGTTATATACACTTTCTTTAATGAAAACTGTATCTGTCGTGCGTACCCAATTTCCGAACTATGAGAAATTGACATTGATGTGATTCCCATACTGGTATATATCTTGTCTGTAGTGACAACCTTTACCAATTTTCTCTGAAAATACAATTTCTCAAACTTCTCACATATCTTCTTGGTTCTGCCCGCAGAAGGGCTATGCCCTTTGCGATTTCTCCATGTAGCTGGGCTATCACTTATATATAGAGTGATGCTCAACTGAATAGGTTTTAATATAATTGTGTCTGATACATTGTAACCATTTTCAACAGGATACTCAGGAATGTCAGCAGAATAGCTGATATCCTCGCTGATAAGAGCATCCCCTTCTATTCCGGCAATGCTAACCGGTTTTAGATTTCTTGCCATTCCTTTTCACCTACCTTGCATATGCCAGCCCTTTAGCCATATAGCTTGTGGCATCCTGTGCCGACTGTTTCATGCCCTTCGATACATTCTGTTGTGCCTGTACATCACTGCCAGAGTAAGAATTATTGAAGGTATTGTTCTGTGTCACATTTGTCGTATTACTTGTGTTATTTACTGCACTTCCAGTTGCTGTTGCAGCTGAAGCTGTAGCTCCTTTCATAAGGGTTGATATGCCGCCTGCAAGCCCTTTAACTTTGTCAAGAACAGTGTCCTCGTTTGAACTGATACCTTCGGCTAGTCCACCCATAAAATCAGGCATCCAGCTCTCATAATCTGTTAATGGACCTTCATCCGGAACCGAGAAATGCAGAAACGATTTGATTTTATCTCCAATGCCTTTCACAGCATCCACAATCCCCTGCACACCAGACATAATTCCGCTCTTCAAGCCACCTATGAAATCTGCACCCCATTGAATAGCTTTTGACGGAAGGCTTGTTATAAAGCTGATTGCCGCATTAAAACCATCAACAATGGCAGTCTTGATATTCCCAACAGCACCTTTAATTCCACTCACTATATTATTAAATGTGGAACTTACGGAATTAGCTATGTTTGAAAAAATACTGCTGAAAAAGTTGTATATGGACTGCAATACTGAAACTATCGTGTTATAAGCAGAATTTATTGCATTTGAAATAGTGCTTGTTATTGTATTCCATATTCCTGTCAAGAAAGAAACTATTCCATTCCATATTCCAGAGAAAAATGCACTTATTGCACCCCAAATTGCGTTCCAAAGTGCCTGCAAAGCACCTAATCCAATAGTCAGAACTGTTGATATTGTGTTCCATGCCTGCTGTAAGAAAGCTACAATCATATCCCATATTCCAGAGAATATCTGTTTGATAGCCTCCCATGCTCCAGACCAGTTTCCTGTGAATACAGAACTTATAAAATTCGCAAGTCCTTTTATTACTTCAAGGAATCCATTTATAAATTGTCCGCAGTTGTCCCACAGTCCTTTAAACCATGCAAGTATTGTAGAACCCCACGCATTCCAAAATGTCTGGATCCATCCAAATACAGTTTCTATTACAGTCGCAATAGCATTGAATACAGCACTTCCGGCTTCATATAAAGCATCCCAAACCGCTGACAAAGCATCGAGAATAGCTTGCCATACTGACAATAGTTTATCCTTTGTGCTTGTTGTAGAACCATCAATACTATCTTCTGTTCCACCAAATATCGTTGCCGCTAACTGTGATATGAATGTCCACACTCCACTCAGAAAAGTTTTTATGATTCCCCAGGCTCTCATAAAGTTCTCTTTTATACTTTCTCCGTGCCTCTCAAAGAATCCTTTAACAGTGTCAACCCACATTCCGGCAGCTTGTTTGAGAAAATCCCATACATTAAGCAGGAACTCTTTCACTTTCTGCCAAGCTTTAAAAATGGCTTCCCGGGCATTATCTGCACCAATGCCTGCCTTATCGAAAATCGTGCCGATAACTGAATCATTCCCCATAAGGAAATTGATGAAATCCTCAACAATCAACGCTAGTAAAACAACCGCTGCCACTATTGCCAAAGTCTTTAGGTTTGCCAAGCTGAATAAGCCTTTCATCTTTGTAAGTAATGTAATAAATGCTTTTGCTCCAGATATGATTTTGCTCCAATTCATCACAATAAAAAAAGCTCCGGCAATAATAGCCAAGAGCTTCAGAGCGTTATCAACTCCACCAAGTTTATCTATAACATTTTTCACCATTCCCATGCCTTTTTTAGCCCCTATCTGCAAGGTCTGCATCATTCGATCAATAGCTGGCTTCAATCTTTTTACTAAAGCATGCATACCATTGAATGCTTTGGTTAGGATTCCTGTCTCTGATGTCAGCTTTTTCATCCCCACAGTTGCCTTTGATACTAGGGAATTTAGCAGTTTTAATACCATTACTGCCGGCTTTAAGAACGCATTTCCAGCCGCCGCTTTCAAATCCTGCACATTCTGTTTCAAATTACCAAGCTGATTGGTCCATGTATCAGATTCTCTGGCCGCCTGTCCTATTGCACCAGAGGCTTTATTCGCATCCTCAACCATCTGCAGTAATGTCAGCTGTTTTTCCGCTTCTGACAAGTCTTTAAACGACTTTCCGTACAACGCATTTGCGGCTGTATTTCTCGTTGTCTCAGTACATGAAAGACCAAGAGCAGCGTCATTTTCAAAATTACCTTTCAAGAAAGACTGGAGGGAATTAGTTACATCCTCTATGCTTCTATCGTAGAATGCGGCAGAATCCGCAACGGCTTTCATGGATCTGTCAGCAATATCTAATGCGTCCGCCTGCTCCATTCCTGTTGTCTTTGCAAATGCGGCTATCTGGGTAAAACTGCCCTTCATTCTATTTACAGTTACTCCAGTATCATCAGCAATCTTATCAAGCTTGTCTGAAGCGTCCTGCTCTAAATCTCCAAACACCTGCGAAAACTGCGATTTTAATGCCTCTGCATCTGCCGCAGCTTCCGCCAAGTTTGCAATACCGGCAATTGAAAAGCCTATTCCAATAGCGCCTAAGAGCTTTGAGGCCATATTTTTTACACCTTTAATGGCATTCTCTGCCGCACTGACACTTTTCTGATCAACTTCAATACCAAATGCAACCGCAATGTCTCTTATCGTCAATGCTATTCCCTCCTTTCTCTCATTTCCTCAGCCTTTCCATTCTGAATATCCATATCCATACGATATAAAGCATATAGCTTCAATGCCTCGTCTAAGGTGTAATATTCCTTCAACTCAAACATTGAAGCTAATTTAGCTTTAATCAGTATGTACATTCTTAACTCCAGCTCGGAAAATTGCGAGGTGTCAAGTTTTCCGTATTTTACAATATCTTCCTCATCTTCTTCGCTATAGACTCGCCTACTTTCCCAGATGGGCCGGCGAGTCTCTTGAAAAAACCATTGAAGTTCAAACGGATAACATAAAAAGCGAGAATGAACATGTCCTGTACATCCCCGCAAAAAATCTCATTTACGATATCCATATCAAGTATTTCCTGTGAATACTCTCCTGTCTCCACATCGTCCTCATCCATTACAGGAAGTTCAACGACCACATTCTTGTGAGCAATGAGCAATTTTTTCATCATCGATTCAACTTTGCTACCAGAAAACCCTTCCATACTCTTTGAAATGGAAGCGGCCGCATCATTTACATCAATGTCCATCAAATCTCCATCTTCTCCATCGCTTTCATTGTCGCTATTGCCTACAAGCGGCATAAGTGCTGCAAGAACCGGGGTAAGCAACGAAGCTAAATCTCCCGTAAGGTTTGCGGCAACCATAGCTGGAAAAGGTCTTATATAAAAATTCAGACCTCCAATCGTTTCCTTCTTTGGTTCAAGCTGCTTTAATCGTGCCATATTTTACCTCCTAACTTTCTACACCATCAGCTACTACAATCTCCCACTCGCGATTGTTCTGTGCTTTTCCGTAAGTTTTGCTTGCGGGCTTAGTAATCCAGCCTGTAGATGCGCTGAATTTCTCATTGCCAACAAGATCCTTCACTGTAACAGGGAAAAATCCCTTACCATTTTTCTTCATCTTCTCATA